AAAAAGTATTAAAGACAAGTATCCTAAGAGCTAATTATGAGTACATTAAAGGTCAACACAATCAGTGCTTCAACAAGTGGGCAAGGTGTAGATGTAGATATTAAAAATCCTAAGACTAATCGTAATTTAATAATAAATGGAGCTATGGTAGTGGCTCAACGTGGTACGTCAAACACCCTAACTAATGGTTATGGAACTGTTGATAGATTTCAAGTAATACGAAGTGGTGTAGATGAAAACACAACTCAATCACAAGTTGATGTTGCTTCTGGAACTACTCCTTACACATTAGGCTTTAGAAAAGCATTTAGAGTTACTAATGGAAATCAAACGGCTGTTGGTACAAGTGATTACGTTTCAATGCGTTATCAGTTTGAGGCACAAGATATAGCTAATAGTGGTTGGAATTATTTATCAAGCTCAAGTTATGTCACATTAAGTTTTTGGTGTAAATCAAGTGTTTCACAAAACTTTTATGGATATTTTGAAACTCAGGATGGCACACAATACGCTTATCCTTTTGAAACAGGTACTTTAACTGCTGATACTTGGACAAAAATAACAAAAACAATTCCCGGTAATAGTAATTTAACTTTTGATAACGATGCTAATAATGGATTAAGAATATATATTACTCAATTTTGGGGAACAGATAAAACTGGAACTATCACTTTAGATCAATGGGCTGCTTACAATACTAATCTTAGGATGCCAGATTTCGCTTCAACATGGTACTCAACAAACGATGCGACATTTGAAATTACAGGAGTTCAATTTGAAGTAGGCAGTGTACCAACAGATTTTGAGCATAAATCAAGAGGCCAAGAACTTGCTTTATGTCAGAGATATTATTTTAGTATCAAAGGTGATGATGATGAACACGTTGCTTTTGGTTATGCAGCAGGTGGTGGATTTTGTGTTTTTATGCTTCCCTATCCAGTACCTATGAGATCACAACCTACTTATACTGGTTCTGCAACAGCAGCAAGATTTTATAACAATGCTCAAAGTGCTAATTTTAATTTAAGTTCCTTGAGTTTTGGAAATGCGGATACTAATTCTGTAGAACCTAAACACGGAGTTGTATTTACAACAACTACTTCTGGTATGTCTACTGGTGCTGGTGGGTCATTAGCTCTAAATGCGGATAATGGCATACTAGAATTTTCTGCGGAGCTTTAATTATGGCAACACGTTACAAACTTATCGCTGACAGCCCTATGGGTAAGGTCAAGTCAATAAAAAGAATCTTAGATGATGGAACAATTAGTTGTATTCCAAAAGATACTAATAATACTGACTATCAAAAATACCTTGAGTGGGTAGCTGAAGGTAATACTGCGGAGGCTGCTGATTAATGGCGATAGCACCCGGCACTTATAATATGACTGTTCAAAGAAGGTCAGATCATAGTGTGCAGTTAGTATTTAAAGATAGTAGCGATAATGCAATAAATTTAACTGGATATACTGTTGCTGCTCAAGTATGGGATAAAGATAGAAAAGTAAAATTTGCAGATTGGAATGTAACATATACAAATAGATCATCTGGGACAGTAGATATAGCTTTGACAGATGTACAAACTGCTAGTTTTATTACAAACTCAGTTTTATATTATGATGTATTGTTAACTGATGGCAGTGGACTTAAAGAATATTATTTAGAAGGTAATATAAACGTAAGTGAAGGTTACACAGCATGACTTCTGTTAACATAACTACAACTAAAAATACTGTTACAGTAAATGAAGGGGATACTACTGTTGTTACAGTAGCGACCCAAGGGCCTCAAGGAGCCTCGACTGCTATAGATACAAGTAGTGCAGTTGATAATTCCGTAGTGTACTATCACGCATCTAGTGGTACATTAAAAGCAGATGCAACAACTACTAAACTAACACTTGTTAATGGAGGAAATTTTTAGGTCATGTCTAACACTATAAGAATTAAAAAAAGAGCAGCAAGTGGCAGTGCTGGTGCGCCTTCAAGTTTATCTCCATCAGAATTAGCTTTTAACGAAAATGATTTAAAACTATATTATGGTTTTGGAGATGATGGTAGTACTCCGCCAGAAGCAAGTTCAATCATTACTGTTGGAGGTTCTGGGGCATTTTTTAACAAAACAGATACAAGAACTGCAAATACAATACTAGCTGGCCCCACTACTGGATCTGCTGCTGCACCCACATTCCGTTCAATCGTAGAGGCAGACGTGCCTTCGCTTCAGCATACGAAAATCTCAGATTTCGATAGTGGTGTTCGGACAAATAGAGTTGACCAATTAGCAAGTGCAACCAATCCAGTAACAGGAGTTACGCCCACAGCCGATGATCATTTTGCAACTAAGGGATATGTAGATGGTGTTGCTCAAGGACTTGATATAAAAGAAGCTGCAAGAGTCGCTACTACAGCAAACATTACACTTTCTGGAACGCAAACTATTGATGGTGTTTCTGTAGTTGCTGACAATAGAGTACTTGTAAAAAATCAGACTAATTCTAGTCAGAACGGACTTTATCTTTGTAAAGCTAGTTCGTGGACAAGAACAGATGATTTAGCTACTGGTGCTGATGCTTCATCAGTTTTCGTATTTATTTCTGAAGGAAGCACACAGGCAGATCAAGGATTTGTTTGTAGTACAGACAAGGGATCTGCGGTTGTCGGTACTAATAATTTAACTTTTACACAATTTAGTGGTAGTGGGTCTCTTACTGCTGGAGATGGCCTAGATAAGTCTGGTAACGAGTTTAGTGTTGATCTTAAATCTAATGGTGGAATAGTAATTGAATCAACAGAAATGGCTGTTGATCTTTCTGCTAGTTCTATCACAGGAACTCTTGCAGTTAGCGATGGTGGAACTGGTGCTACAAGTGCAAGTGCAGCAAGAACAGCATTAGGATTAGCAATTGGTTCAAACGTACAGGCATTTGACCAGCAGTTATCTGATATTGCAGGTCTTACACCTTCTGACAGTAATTTTATTGTTGGAGATGGATCAAACTTTGTACTTGAAAGTGGATCTACTGCAAGAGCAAGTTTAGGTTTAGCAATCGGAACTAATGTTCAAGCTTATGATGCTGACCTCGATACTCTCTCTGGCTGTCAATCTGGTGCTGCTTCAGCTTTAGCTGCTTTAACTTCAACAGAAGTACAGATTCTTGATGGTGCAACTGTCACAACTGCGGAGTTAAATCTATTAGATGGTGTGACTGCTACAACAAGCGAATTAAATATCTTAGATGGCGTGACTGCAACTGCCTCTGAGTTGAACATTATGGATGGAGTCACAGCCACGACTACTGAGTTAAATTATACAGACGGAGTTACATCAAATATTCAGACTCAGTTAGATAATAAACAGGCTTCTGATGCACAGCTTACAGAATTAGCAACAATGGGTGCTAATACAGCAAGTGCTTTAGCCGATTTAACACAAGCTGAAGTTCAGATATTAGATGGAGCTTCAGTTACAACTTCTGAATTAAATATATTGGATGGAGTCACAGCGACAACTTCAGAACTAAATATATTAGACGGAGTTACAGCTACAACGGCTGAACTAAATTATACTGACGGAGTTTCAAGTAATATACAAACTCAATTAGATGCTAAACAGCCTTTAGATGCTGATTTAACAGCTTTATCGGGCTGTCAAAGTGGTGCTGCTGCTGCATTAGCACTTCTTACATCAACTGAAGTTGCAATATTAGATGGAGCAACTTTAACAACAACTGAGCTAAATTATGTAGATGGTGTAACTTCTGCGATTCAGACGCAGTTAGATAACAAGCAAGCTAGTGATGCAGAACTAACAGAGTTGGCAACAATGACATCTGGAACAGCCTCTGCTCTTGCTGATTTAACAGGAACAGAAGTTGGAATACTAGATGGAGCTACAGTCACAACCACCGAATTAAACATAATAGATGGTAATACATCTGCAACATCAACAACACTTGCTACAGCAGATCGTATGGTGATGAATGATAATGGAACGATGAAACAAGTTGCGTTATCTGACTTGGTTACATTTTTGGAGGATGGAGCTACATCTGGTTTTGATGTAGATGGCGGAACATTTTAGACCATAGGAGGTAAAGGCCAATGGCTAATGTCATCAAGCTAAAACGAGGTACAAGCACACCTACAACAAGTGATATAGCCAATGGAGAAGTTGCTTTAGATACTTCTGCTAAAAAACTATATGTAAATGACAGTGGAACTGTAAAAGAGATAGGTGGAGGTAGTAGTGGTGGTGCTACTGGTGGAGGTAGTGATAAGGTGTTTTTTGAAAATGCTCAAACAGTAACGACAAATTATACAATAGGCGATACATTTGGAGCAGCCTGTAACGCAATGGCAGCAGGCCCTATATCTATAAATAGTGGAGTAACTGTCACTATTAACTCAGGAGAAGTTCTTACTATTGTTTAAATTATGAAAGCATTAATAGAAAAACAAATTCTTGAATGGCAACAGGAAATAATTAAACAGAATACTTATGTGATGAGATTAGAAGGTGGGATACAAGCATACCAGTTGTTACTACAAAAAATGAATGAAGAAGAGGAGAAAACAGGAACTATAGAACTAGGGGTAAAAAACGAAAAAAAGTAGAAGGGATACTTGTAAGAGAGTGTCCTGTTTGCGGTACAACTTTTAATACGATGGAACAACGTAGGATTTATTGTTCTGGAGCTTGTAGAACAAAATCATGTAGAACAAAATCTACTTACTAGGTTTGCTTATCATCTGATGTTTTATTACCCCTAAAGTGACGTAGAGTGGAGATAGACCTATAATTAAAAGTAATGTAGCTAATGTCATAACTGACATAGCTCTAATAATTGCAAGCTTTATCATGTTTCAAAAAATCTGTAACTATCTTTCCATATTATCTACTGTTTTAGTATTAGGAATACTAGGAGGTGGTTTCTTTACATATAAGTATGTAACATCAGAGGGGTTTCAAAAAAAGATGATGGATAAAGTTCTTGGAGGTGTTGGAGACATGATGCCTAAAGCTCTTGATGATGCTCTCCCAAAAATGACAGGGCCATCATTACCCACTACTAAACTTCCAAAATTGTAATGAATTGTTGGCATTGTAATTCAGAATTAATTTGGGGTGGCGATCACGATACTGAAGAAGATACGGAGTATTGTATGGTCACAAATTTATCTTGTCCAAAATGTTTTAGTTTAGTAGAGGTTTATCTGCCAAGAAATGCCTACGATTAATCAAATACCAAATACAGCAATACCACGCATACCAATAATAAATATTCCTGTAGAACAATCATTACCTAATACACCTCATATAACTAAGACGTTACCACCAGCATTAATAATGCCTTGTGCGACATTAAGAAATGATGGAACAGAAAATAGTCAATTATTTATAGACGACCCAAGTGGCAATAAGTTAGTATGCCCTTTGCCATATTATGTTCCTTTGCGATATGACAAGAAAAAAATTCTTCTTGTAGAAGAACAAAAACCTCCAACTAATATAGAACCACCAAAAACAGATACAAAACAACCAGAAGTTCCTAAAATAGAAAAAAATCCACCATGCCCAGATCCTAAAAAAAATAATCCAAGAATAGGAGACTTGAACGCAAAAGGTACAGAAAAAGTTGTTGGTTTTAAATGGGTAGAAGAAACAAAAGAATGTGTGGTTCAATATGAAGCTACAACAGTAGTTGAAAAGTATCTTCCAAGTCTAAATACAGTATCAACAACATTTGCAATAACAGTAGTAGCAACAACAGCAGCAACACTTACACCAATACTTAACAAAATACTTAAACCCTTATTTAAGCAAGCTATAGGTAAAGTCAAAAAAGCTATAGGTAAAAAGGGTACAAAGTTTTCTGGTAAAAAACCTATGAAAAGTAAAATTAACAAGGTATAAACATAAGCAGACTTTTTTACAAGCCCCTTACAGACGATTCTGAAGGGGCATTTTTATGGCTTTTTTTCAATTTTATGCGTATGCGACTCAAACTCCAACATTTCTATGTCTTCACATAATTTTGCCATTGGAGTGCCTTCTTTAAACCTAATTCCATTCTTGTAATTATCCACGCAGGTTTTTGCACGACTCATTTCAAAATTTAGACGTTTTGCTGCTAGTGATGCCTCATATAATTCGTTTTGTTTTTTCATAGCTTCTCGACATTGCCTTATAGGTTCTCGATCCAATGGAATACTAAATGTAGCTGTAATACCACCATTTATAGATACATTAGATTGTTTTTGTCCTGTTCTTACTTGTTCAAAATATAGAACCTCACCTCTATATCCAATATCAACATCTCCATCACCAATAGGGTTATTTTCATCGTCAAAATTGCCTTCAATATCACGCCTTGAATATACTGGCCTATCAAATGTTTGTTCGTAAGGAGTTGCAAAGCCATAAGTTGTAGAGACAAAAGGAGAAATATTTAAAGTTGCACCTTGGCATTGAATAGTATTCATTTGATAATTAAAATTCCTAGAAGGGACTACTTGTACGGCTTGATTGACCACAGAACCACTAGAATTACTGGTTGTATTGACAGAATTTGCTAAGACAGGATTATTAAGTAAAAGCAGCAAACATAAATATTTTTTCATTGGCTAAACGTACTTGTTGTATCAGTGATATTTTCTACTTGGGTAGTTCTTTGGATATGAGTAAAATTAGTTATTCCGGGAGTTTCTAAAGTCTCATAATATTGAAAGCTCTCGCCCTCGTTAACAATGCTAAATATAGGCTTATTATCTAAATTAGGTGATACATAAGTAGTACCTGTTCCTTGTATAGTTGTATCTAATTTTGTCCATCCTGTTGGGGCTACATTACCTGTTGAACTTTTTACATTTTCGCCTCCTACTGTTAATTGATAACCATTGCGTATATCAAAACTTTTTATATCTTCAA